CAGCACTACACCTAGGCAAGGTGACAGTGTATGTAGAGAACAAGGGTAACAAGTATAGTGTTCGTCAATTCAGACACTTTGCGGGGTGATGGTACTATCCTAAGAACCTATCTATAAATGAATTCAAACGACTTATTGGAAAACAACAATGAACAATCAAATCGTTATCAGCCTGTATGATTTCACAGGTGAGGCACTGAAGCCTTGGGCGGAGGCGGGAGTATTAAATGAAACAGTATCTGTATAAGGTAGGTATATCGTTGTCGGTGTTGTTCAACGTCATACTGGTAGGTGATCTACACCAAACATTCAGTGCCCGTAACCACCAACGTAAGAGGGACAAGAAGAAGAACCTATGTGTTGTCATTGACAGGGTGCTAGGCCGTGATCATTGCTTAATGTGTTGGTCACGGTGGGTGACAACAAAATGAAAAGCTTTGTTACCTCAATCATACTGTTACTGTTACTAACACGGTTCGACATGCTAATCTATTGGGGTTACATGTTAGTAAGGAGACTAAAGAAATGAAAACCAAGGTACACGTAAATCAATTCAAGGTAAGAGCCAACGGAAAGACAGGCGACAGAGAGCCTGTGCTAACCGTTAAGACGTACAAGTCTAACACCTATGCTCATGAGGTACAGATAGAAGGCCCGTGCCGTGTAATCTATAGCCCAGATAAACCTTTGTCATGTGGTGCCAAGGTGTGGATAGAAACAGAGGGTGAAGTAACACCTATCGTTTGGGATGAGTTAACATGACACAAGAGAAACCTGACCTATTCTTTCATTCGTATCACCGTAACACCATCAAGCAGATAGATGAAGCTGTATGGTTAGACAGTGGTGGTGATGTTCAAGAAGAACAATACGAAGAAGATAGAGAATACATATATACCCTTGGTAGGGACAAGCCCTAGGGTAACAACATTTTCAGACCTGTCAAGAGGAAAACGACATGGAATACAAAACAAGTTTCAGACGTGGTGATCAAGTGATTACAGTCTATGGCACCCTATACGAAGACGGTGAAGGCCGTGTTGTGTATAACTATGACACAGGCCCTGAGTTAGAAGTATTCCTTGACCCTGAGTACATACTGAATGAGGCATACGATCAGGACAATGAGGTAGTATCTCTGCACTCCTTGACGGTATTAGAAAAGTCTGTCATCGTTGAGATATTCACACAAGACTATTGGGATGAGATGATATGACATGGATGAGCCACAAGGCGTGTCCCTATGAAGACTGCGGGAGCACGGATGCATTCAGCTACAACACAGAGAGCCAATCAGGTAGGTGTCATAGCTGCGAACGTAAGTACCCAAGGGTTAAGGATACCTTGACCGACTGGGCACAAGATGAATACCCTACCGAGGGACAACAGAAAGAGGAGTGGGATATGCCACAAGCAACTATCAAGCCAGTACCTACCGATATGCTGACACCAGTATACCGTAGCATCAGGGACATCAGTGGCCAGACACACCGGTTCTATGGTGTCAAGACATTCGTTGATGCTCAGGGCAAAGAGGTCAAGCAAGAGTACCTGTACCCATCAGGCGGTATCAAAACCAGGTTCTTCCCTAAGGAGTTCAGGGCTACCAACCTCAAGTCAGATGAGTTGTTCGGCATGAACCTATGGAATGCTGGTGCATGTAAGATCGTGACCATCTGTGAGGGTGAGCTAGATGCTATGTCAGCCTATCAGATGTGCATGAACCCTAAGTACAACACAGCCTTTGTGTCACTACCATCGGCTACCCCTAGCAATAAGCTATGGACTAAGGCAGCTGATTGGTTGTCATCGTTCGATAAGATCATCCTGTCCATTGAGCATGACGAGCAAGGCAATGCTGTAGCTCAACGCATAGCTAACCTATACCCAAACAAGGTGTACCGTGTACAACATGACAAGTACAAGGATGCTAATGAGTTCCTGATGGCAGGTAAGGGTAAGGATTACTTCAGTGCATGGTTCAATGCTAAGAAGTATACACCTGAGAACATCATCAATTCATCTGATCAATTCCTTAAGATGTATAACTCAGCCGACGATCATGTGTATGTACCGACAGGCATCAGTGACTTCGATGACCTATGTATGGGCCTCATGCAGGGACACTTCACACTGTTCAAGGCACAGACAGGCATAGGTAAGACAGAGTTCATGAGGTATCTAGAGTTCAACATCCTGAAGAACCACCCCGACATCAGCATAGCAGCCTGGCACATGGAAGAGACTAAGCTGCGTACACTGTTAGGCTTGGTGTCATACGACATGAAGAAGAACGTAACACGTAAGGATCTGATCGAAGAGGAACAGTGCGAGGATGGTGTACGGGATTCCATTCATAACCTGACAAAGAACGAACGGTTCTATCAGTTCTTCTTGAACGATGAAGATGACCCACTTGATATTCTTGGTCACATACGTTACCTGTCTCAGGCCTGTGGTGTACGGTACGTGTTCTTCGAACCTATCCAAGACATAGCTGCCAACATGGGTGGTGACGAGAGCAAGGAACAATTCCTGGCTGACCTATCTGTCAGGCTATCTAAGCTGGCAGCTGAGCTAGGCATCGGGATCGTTACCATCGGACACACTAACGATGATGGTGCAGTCAAGTACTGTCGTATGATTGAGCAACGTGCATCAGTTGTCGTTGAGTTACAACGGGACAAGATGTCAGAGGACATAGACGAAAGGAATACAACACAGTTGCTGGTCACAAAGAACAGACCAGTTGGACCTACAGGGTATGCAGGTCAACTCAAGTTCAACCCTAACACATTTACATTGGAAGAAAAATATGGACAATATTAATATGACATACGTGGCTGGTGGTATATACTTCTTAGGTATCTACTTCCACTACGTACACGTACTAACAATCTTTCACCTGATGGACAGGGATGATGCCAACAAAAAACGTATCATGATGCACAGCCTAGTGTGGCCCTGGACGGTGTGGCTGATGATGTCAGACGAACTATTCGGTAACGATGAGGAGGAGGATGACAGATGAAGACAGTAGCAATGGCTTATGGCTACGGACTGTACATAGGGTATGACATGAGATTTCGTGGATGCCGTGCGATTCTGAAGATCACAGGTGAGAGCACTGTCCTTGCCCAGTTTGACGAAGTGCAAGAAGACCCAGTATACAGAGAGGGTGTTACAACTAAAGCAGACGACCCTAAGTATATAAACCACACAGGCCCACTACCTGAGCCTGTCTCTTTTTGTTTTGGGTGGCATCCTTTCAAAAAGAAAGACTTCAGTATTACTGAAGGAGAATAACTATGGACTACGGTGAAGAAGACTACGATGATTATACTTACGATCCTGAGCTAATTATAACTAAACAGATTATGGTGGAGGATGACAGATGAAGACAGTAGCAATGGACATAGAGACAGATGCCTTAGATGCTACCCGTATCCATGTCATCTGCGCACAGGATGTAGACACAGGGGAAACATACGAGTTCCTTAACGTGTCACACATAGAGGAAGAAGAGGAACGGTTCGTTGAATGGTGCAGCACAGTTACTACTTTTGTCTTCCACAATGGTATTGGGTTTGATGTACCTGTTATCAATAAGCTGGTCAGAAAGGGTTGCATATGTCCTTCTATGGTTAGTGACACTCTTATTCTCAGTCGCCTTATTGATTACACCCTAGATGGTAAGGGTCACAGCCTCAAGGCATGGGGTCAACGCCTCGGTGAGTTCAAGACAGGATTCGATCAGTTCGAGGTACTCACACAGGAGATGATCGACTACTGCCATCAGGATGTTGAGGTGACAGTAAAACTATACAAAAAATTTAAGAAGGTTATAGCTGACCCCGAATGGCAGGATGCTATCCGTTGTGAACATGACATCCAGATACTATGCGAAGAGATGACAGCTCATGGTTTCTCCTTCGATGATGCCAAGGCTGATACACTACTGGATGAGGTAGAGCTACGTATGTTCGAACTAGAGGATGGCTTCCAAGTTGACTTCCCACCTCAACTGCAAGAGGTTAACCGTATCAAGTATCGTCGTAAGAAAGACGGTGAGCTAATGAGTAACGTGACAAAGGCACAAGAGAAGTATCCTCAGACCAGAGTTGATTGGTCATACAATCCACCTGACCTAGTGTGCTACGATTGGATAGAGTTTAAACCATCCTCCCCTAAGATGCGTATCGAACGCCTATGGGAAGCAGGATGGACACCAGTAGAGAAAACAAAAGGACACATTACATATGACCGAGAACAAAAACAAAGATCGTGGAGATAAGTTCGCCAAGTATGGGTGGACACTATCTGAGGTAAACCTTAACACACTCCCTGACACAGCCCCTGAGGGCGGCAAGAGGTTAGCTGAGTGGTTGACACTAGAAGGACGCCGAAGCTCACTGGTTGAGTGGCTAGGACACTGTGGTGATGACAAACGTATTCATGGTAGGTTCAGTCACATCGGTGCATGGACAGGACGCATGGCTCACTCAGCACCTAACCAAGCTAACATCCCATCAGCCTTCCAGGGTACACCTCGCACCCCTGTCGAGGAAGTTAAGGCACGGTATGATGGTCAGTTCAGGGAGCTATGGAAGGTAGAGGATGGCAACTACCTAGTGGGTACAGATGCTGAAGGCATCCAGCTACGTGTACTGGCACACCTCATGAAGTCAGAAGAATACGTACATGCTATTGTGTCAGGTAAGAAAGAGGATGAGACAGACATCCATAACCTCAACAAGAAGGCACTAGGTATCTCTCATGTCACCCGTGATGACGCCAAGACATTCATCTATGCCTTCCTGCTAGGTGCAGGCACAGCTAAGATTGCACAGATACTAGGTGTCAACCAACGTGAGGCAGGTCAAGCTGTTGAGAACTTTACACAATCTATTGAAGGCTTAGCTACCTTGAAGAAGAAGGTCATACCTCATGTAGCTAACC